TCGAAGCGGAACTGGAGCGGGAGGCCTGAGCATGGCGTCGTCCATTCGCTGCAGGCTGGGCTGGCATCGCTACCGACCCGTCCGGGAATGGCAGGCCTCCCCGATCATCTTCGGACTGGAATGCCCCCGCTGTAAGGCCCGCAGACTCTCAGTTTTCGGTTCGCGCGCCAGGCCGCCACGTCCTGGCAGCGCCGCCGAGCGGACGTTGAACGAGGCGGTGCAGGACGCGCAGACCTGGGCAGCGGAACTCTCTAGACTGGCGCCCTCCTCCATTTCGATCTGGTGGCGCTGATGCCGGCTGGTGTCCCCATCCGCGTTTCCGCCCCGAGCCACAAGTTCACCTACGACAAGAAGGCCCTGCGCAAGACCCTGCGCGCCGCCGGCCAGGAGGTCGCCCAGGCCGCCCGCGCGAAGCTGCGGGCGACGCAGGGCAGTGGCCGGGTCTACTTCGGCTCCGGCGGCTCCTCCGGCTACCGGGGCGGGTACAAGGGCGGCAGGTACCAGGCCTCATCCGCTGAACAGGCGCCTGTGCGCGTCACCGGCACGCTGGCGCGCTCGGTCAAGGTTCGGCCCTTCAAGAACGGCGACGGCGTCGCGGTCCGCGACACGGCCTTCTACGCGCTGTTCCTGGAAACAGGAGCGCAGGGCGGGGGACGGAAGAGCACGGGCGGCAAGCGAATGAGCCGCAAGCAGCAGGCGCGGACCGGTCGCGTGATGGAGCCGCGGCCGTTCCTGACCGCCGCGCTGGATGACCGACGGAACGGCCTGCGGCAGCGCATCGAGGCCAGCGTGCGAAGCGACGTTGCCTTCGTCCGCGTGAAGGGGAACCGGTGATGATGAAGCCCGCGCCGCCGCCCCCAGACCCTCGGGCGATAGCTGAAGCGCTCAGGCGCGGTTCCCTCACCGAGTTCGGACCCGGGCCGAGCAAAACGACCTGGAAGCGGACAGGTGGTCAGGAGTTTCGGCGCGGCTGGTTTGGTCGTGCGGTCCTCTTCATCGAGGAAAGCCGTCTGGTCTTCCGCCCCATCGTCACTGGCTACACGCCAGCGAACTGGCAGCAGCAGACCCGCTGGCGGCGGGCGCGGATGGGTGACCTCGGATGAATCTCAACGCCGTCATTCAGCAGCTGCGCACTTACGCGCCTGTGTTCGAGGAGCGGGTCGCCGGCGCCGCCGACTACGGGGTCGCCAAGGATCAGGTCTGGCTGAAGCAGCCAGCCGCCTACGTCATCCCGCTGGAGGATGACGTCAGCGACAACGACAGCCAGAACGGCACCTACCAGATCGTGCGCGAGAAGATCGGCGTCATCGTCGACCTCAGCAATGCCGTGGACCCGACGGACCGGCGCGGGCAGGGACCGGCCACCCAAGCGGTCGACCAGTTCCGCGCCGTCCTTTGGGGGGCTCTGATCGGCTGGCGCCCGGACATGCTCAACCAGTCGCGGGGCTTCGCCTACGCCGGCGGCGGGCTGGTGGGCGATGGCCTCAACCGCCAGTGGCTGCGCTGGCAGTTCGACTTCGTGGTGGAAACCACGCTGACCACAGCCGACGGCTGGAAGCCGCCGTCCGAGCCGCTGCGCGAGATCCAGGGGTCTGTCGTGGACCAGGACACCGGAACCCTCGCCGCTGAATTTCGCGCGCATCCCGCGCAGACCTGACCCAGGAGAACCCGATGTTTGTGAAGCCGGTCGAGGGTCGCGAGGTGCGCGACCCGGTGACGCAGCAGCCCGTGCCGCCCGAGGGGCGCGAGGTGCCCGATACCGCCTTCTGGAACCGGCGCGTGCGCGACGGCGACCTGAAGGATGCCACGCCGCCGAAGCCGTCCGGCAAGGCGCCCGCCGCGCCGGCCGCCGAAAAGACGGCCTGAGGAGACCCCGCGATGATCGACTTCTCGCGCTACGACACCAGCAACCGGGTGCCCGGCACCTATGCCGAGGTGGACCCGTCGGGCGCCAACACCGGGGCCGAGATTCAGCGCACGCTGATCATCGGCCAGGGTGAGACCGGCAAGGTCACCACCGCCCTGTCCGGCAAGCCGGTGATCTTCTCGGGCCAGAGCGACGCCGAGGCGCTGTACGGCGCCCGCTCGCCGCTGGCGCTGATGACCAAGGTCTACCGCCTGGCGGATTCCTTCGGGGAGGTGTGGCACCTGCCGCTGGCCGACCCGGCCGGCGCCGCGGCGGCGACCGGGCAGGTGGTGTTCACCGGCACGGCGACCGAGGCGGCGACCATCGGGCTCTATGTCGGCGGCGTCCGCGTGCCGGTGCTGGTGTCGGCGGGTGATACCGCGGCGATGGTGGCCACCAATGCGGCGGCGGCCTGTGCCGCGGCCATCCTGCCGGTGACGGCGGCGGCGAACACCGGCACCTTGGCGCTGACCCCGGCCGGCAAGGGCGCCTGGACCAACGAAATTCCGATCCAGATCAACTTCGGTGGCATCCTGGACGCTGAGACCATGCCGGCGGGGCTGACCGCCACGGTGTCGGCGATGGCTGGCGGGACCGGCGTGCCGGCCCTGGCTGCGGCGCTGGCCAACCTCGGCGAAACCACGTTCGACTTCGTGGTCTGCCCCTACACCGATGCGACGTCGCTGAACGCGCTGCGCGCCTTCTTCGACAACGTGTCCGGCCGCTGGGCGTGGCAGCAGATGCTGTACGGCGGTTTCTTCACCGCCTTCCGGGGCACGCTCGGCGAGCGCATCACCTTCGGCAAGTCGCGCAACGACCAGCACGGCGCCAGCATGGGCTTCAGCGGCAGCCCGACCCCGGCGTGGCTCTGGGCCGCGTCCGTGGCCGGCGCCTGCGCGCTGAGCCTGCGCGCTGACCCCGCCCTGCCGCTGCAGCGCATCGCTCTGCCGGGCATCCTGCCGCCGGCCATCGCCGACCGGGACGACCTGTCCGAGCGCAACAGCCTGCTCTACGCCGGCAATTCCACCTACCGGGTGGGCGATGACGGCACGGTTTTCGTCGACCGCATGGCAACTTTTTACCAGCGCAATCCCGCCGGCATCGTCGATGACAGCTACCTCGATGTCGAGACGCTCTACACCCTGCAGTTCCTGATCCGGGACATGCGGGACCACCTGGGGACCATCTACGCCCGCAAGAAGCTGGTGGATGACGGCACACTGATCGAAGGCGGCTCCAACCAGGTCACCAGCAAGACGGTGCTGGCGAGCGCGATCGCGCGCTACCGCACCTACTGCGAGGTGCGGGGGCTGGCGCAGAACTTCGAGACGTTCCGCACGACCGCCCGGGCGGAGAACGCTGGCAAGGGCTTGGTCAAGCTGCTGCTGCCCTTCGACGTCGCGAACCAGCTTCGAGCGATCGCGATGAAGGTCAATTTCCTGAAGTCCTGAGGAGGGCCTGACCATGGCTTTGTACAATGGCCCGTCGGTCACCGGCGGGCAGCGGGGCGGCATCGCCTTCGCGACGATCAACGGCGAGGCGGTCGATGTCGCGAGCGATCTGGCCTACGACGCGACGCACCGCACCCGTGAGGACGTGGTGGGGCAGAGCGGCGTCCAGGGCTACAGCGAGGCCTTCAAGCCCGGCAAGATCAGCATGAAGATCCGCGATGCGCGCTACCTGTCGCAGGCGGCCTTCATGGACCTAACCAACGCTTCGGTGGTCTGCCAGCTGGCCAACGGCAAGACCGTGAGCGGCGATGGCATGTGGTGCTCGGAGTGCTCGGAGGTCGCCAGCACCGACGGCACCTTCAGCGTCACCTTCTCCGGGCGCCGGGTCACCGAGTTCTGAGCATGAAGATCCCCGACAACATCCCGGCGCCCGAGCTGGTCATTGAGCTGCGTAAGCCGCTGTCCATTCGCGGCGGCAGCGTGCCCAGCCTGCAGCTGCGCGAGCCAACGGCGATCGAGACCTGGCGCGCTGAAGCGCATATTCAACACGACGCCGGCCCCGAGGCTGTCACGCTCTACATGCGCGAGCTGGTGGCGCAGGTCTGCGGCATCAGCAAGGCCGAGGATCTGGACGCCGTCCCCACCTCAGACCTCGGGCGGGCCGGAGAATACTTCTCCGGCTTCACCGAGGCGGGGCTGGCGCCGGAGGACATCGGCTTGACCGAAGGCGGGCAGCCGGACCAGTGGGAACTGGAACT